GCCGCCGCCGCCGCCACCTCCGATTGTGCCGGCATTCACGACACTTACAGGATATCGAGAGTAGAGCGCAAGACCTCCTGGACGCCCGAAGACCCAAGACGAGCCGCCGGAGTACCCACCTCCGGCGCCACCCCTGCCTACGATATACGCGCCCGCTTCAAGCTGGATCTCGATGTCTATGCCTCCGACCGCCCATGATCCTACGTCGAAGGCAGCCGCCGTGCTCGTGGAGCCGACGACGACTCCGGTCTCGACGATACAGCGCACGGTGATGCCTGCCGGGTTCGTGATGACGGGATAAATTGAGTCGTGTGCTGCGCGTAAATTGAAGTTGAAAGTATTTGCGTCGATGATGACGACTCGATTGTTCAGGTCGTCGGAGATAATCGTAGTGGCCAGCATTTCTTCGGCCTGGATTGAGTACGTGGCAGGCCCCGGCGTCACCTTGACCACCTGGATTGGGGCGTTGTAGCGAGCCCCCGTATCGTCCTGAATCGTGAAGCCTCCGATGCGTGCGCCGTCCCCCATACCTATCGCAGGAGACCCTTGCCGCAGCAGCGAAAAAGTAAACATGCGTGGCGCCGTAGAGAATCTATTGAGAAGGAGCTCCGCCAAGCGGGAGGCGACCGTCCGGCCAAACCGAGGTATCCACCGGGAAAACACTTTCTTGATACCGGCCGATCCGTTGTCGCTCGCCGATTGCGTGTCGTTGATGAGATTCGCCGACGTGAAATTGTTGATCTGATCGAGAGGCAGCAGGGGGTTGCGCTGGCCATAGTAGACCCACACTTGCGTCAGACGCTTCTCCGGCTGCTCCCGGTGGCCAAACGTGCCATTGAGGATGGTCGTATCGTCAAATACTGTGGCGCCGGTCTGGACAGGCTGGATGACACGCAAGCGGATTTGCTGCTGCCGGTCATCCCACCAGATGGCCAAGGCGGCCTGCTCGATAAGCTCCGACACGAGCTGATGCACCCCTACTGGCTCGGCGATGACGGTCGTATAGAGGCGCTGTAGGAAGGTATCCACCTCATTTTCCCAAGTGGCGAGCGAGATGTATCCGGACGGGATACCTGCAAAATTGGTCAGCAGGTCGTGGATGATAAATGCAGGTGTCTGCCCTGTGTAGAGCTTGCAGAGCTGCACTCTATCTTGCGCGGTATGCGCAGATGGCTCCGTACCGTGCTGCCCCCTGACGAGAGTGAGCACGTCCCCTGCGCGGGTGAAGGTGCATATTTCTTCGCCGCCGATGGCCACCGCTCCCGACGCGGGGTAGAAAGCATTACCGACGCCGGCCGGCGAGAGCGTGGCTGTCGTCGCCGAATTGGTGATGTCGGCCACAAGGAAGCCTTCACTCAGGCGAGGGCACTGTGCGCGGTCGTCATCCGCGAGCTTAAGCACATCTTTCGCGGTGATCTGGAAAGTCCCGTCCGGTCTCGGTCCTTCAAAGGAGTCCATCAAATAGAGACGTGTCTCCATGTTGCTGAGTGGCTGGCCAGCCGCTCCCGTGATGAGACGCAAAGGACGGCCCCGCAGAAAAGGGTATCGCGCCCGGAATTTGCCCCAGAAAGTACCTTGCTCGATAGGGTCGTAAGGACGCTCCGAGCGATATTTGTCACCGATCGGTCCGATGTCGTTGTAAGGGTGGTCTCGGAAGGTGACGGATACACTGCCGCGTATCCCAAGGTCTTGGCCTAGCGACACGGTAGCCGGCGAAAAAGATATGGCCGTCACGCTCGGAATGGACTCGATGCTTGGATCGAGAGCTTGCGTATCGACGGCAAAACGCACGAGAGCGGGCGCGTTGGTAAAAGACGTCCTCACGGCGCACGTCTTGAGGCTATTGAAGCACTTGATGTCGGAGTCCACGCCGAGTACAGCCGGGCAGGCCCCTACTCCGTATGACAAGGAACAGCGGTCAAGCTCTATTTCGACGTACTGGACGATCCTCATTTGACAATTCCCGTCATATTGAGCCCCACCTGCATAAACCCATTAGGTAGCTGATTGCTTGGGCTCGGATCGTCTGTCAGCCAAGCGTACCCTACCTCATAAGGGTAGCTGAGTGGCCGCCATGCGAAGAAAAAAGGTCTGTCCACTGCCGCTCTGACGAAAGGATCGAACTCCGCTCGATACCAAGCGGGCGATAAATTGCGTAGCTCGACGGACGTTTCGTTGCGCTCTTGCAGTACAATGCGGCCAAGGAAATTGCCACTTTCGCTTCGCCCACTCACGATGTCGGTACGTCGATTGAGGGTGATTGGTGAGTGGCCGACATATATGCGGCGCTCGGATACAAGCAACCGCCCGATGTAGAGGACGCCTATCTCCGGCGCGCCGGTCCCGACCGACATAAAAACGCGCACTCCTGTGTAGGTGCCGGGCAAAAAGCGAACGAGAATCGGTTCGTCGGTCGCAGGGATGAAAGACGCTTGAATCGTCCAATTCGTCGGAGGCACATTCGTCGCAGTATGGACCGTAACTGTACGCCCGGTAGAGCTCATGTTGTGCCGCGCGATGGCCAGGTAGTCGAGGACCTGCAAGCCGTCCGACTCCGTGGCGACCGAATGAAGTCCCGTCCCCGTCCCGCGCCACACTTGCCAAGTATTCGGATTTGTGAGATTAGCCGACGGATGTGTCTCCTCCGAAGTACTAGCCGTAGTGTTGCTCTCTGTCACGATGCTGTGCCAGCCAAAAACAGGGCTATTGAGATCGGCCTGGACGGTGGCCCCGAGCACGACATCTTGGGAAATCACGATCATTGCTCAAGCTCCCGCCAGCACGACTTTGACACCGTCGCGCTGCCTCGCGAGGATAGCGCTGATTAGCTCATCGACCGCCGCACCGGAGTACAGCTGACTAGGTGAGATACCTTGCACGTGGAGCGTCTGATTGGCGCCTGGAAGCGCGGCGGCACCTCCACCTCCACCTCCGCCTCCTGCCGCAGCACCGCCGGAGACGGAAGTCGATCCCTTGTTCGTGCTCAAGATGGACCTTACGTTGGCGAAGCCTGTGGCCAAGGCCGCGGCTACATAGGCATAGCTAATGGGCGGCCCTGGTGGTGCCGCCAAAGCCTTGTTGGCTGCCGCGTAAGTATCGACAATCGCGCCTGCGGCAGCCACCGCTTTATTGTCCTGGAACGCAGCGGAAAGCGAACGGCCGACGGCGCTAGCAGCCTCCGCATACGCAGCGTTCATCGTATAGGCACTGCGAGCCGCCGCCTTACCGAAAAGGTCCGCGTCGATTGCGCCTCTTTGCAAGAGGATATTTAGCTCAGCGATCTCCGCTTGCGCCTGCTGCATCGGCGTGCGGAAAGACTTGTCGATCTCCTCCCCGGTAGCCACGAGCTGTTGGAGATAGTCGAGCTGCGTCTGGATCATCTCCTCCCGAGCCGCCGCGACCTTCGGATCTTCGAAGCTAAACCCGGTATCCCCCTGGGCCCCTTGTCGCGGTGCGCTCGCACTCGAGGTGCCTTCGGACCATATCTCTGCTTGAGCGTCGGCAAGGTCCTTCTGCGCGGCTTTGAGGCGCTCCGTCCACATTTTCAGATTTGCTGGGGAGAGGCTTCGTTCAGACAGCATCCTATTGATGTTGGCAATACGCTTTTCCGCATCGGCCATGCGGACGTCAGCAGTCTGCCCAAGCAACTGCAGCGCCTCCGCCGCGCCGACGACGGCGGCCTTAAACTTGGCGCCGATCGTGTCGATGAGCTTTTCGAATTGCCGGTTGAGGCGGTCGGCCGCTTTAACCGAGGACTCGTCCATCACCTCTCCGGACTTGCGGGCCTCCTCACGCAGCATCGCGAACGCCGCGCCGCCTCGCTGGAGCGCCGGCAGCAACCGGGCGCCCATCTCCTGCCCGAGTGCCTTTTGAGCAAGTAGCAATTGGTCCTGGGGCGACTTGAGCCGCTGGATAGCATCGGCGAGCGCCTCGTACCCCCCAACAAGATCTGTCACGCCTTCGAAGTTGGCCAGGAGGGCCGGCGCGCCGTCCTTCAGCGTCTGCCGGAACTGCCCGGCGCCCGCGCGCATCTCGGTCAGGTTGGTTGTGAATTGCTGCGACGCCTTATTCACGTCGCCACTCGTCACTTGATACTGCCGGAAAACGTAGTGTAGTTCTTGAAGCTCGGTCGTCGTCGTGCCCAATGCCTTAGACATATTGGTCAAGTCGGTCGCCGAGCGTAGTGCATCTTTGGCAAATCCGACAAGACTGGCGCCCCCGAGCGCCACGCCAAGCAGCCCGAGACCACGTGTCAGGACGGAGATGCTGCTGGACACCCCTTGCTGCATGCCTGCAAAGCTTTGCGCGACATTCCGATTGGATCGCTCAGCTTGATTCTGATAGTCGCGGAGACTTTTATTGGCCTCTGCGACCTGCTTATTCACATTCTTGACATCCAGGCGCAGACTGGCCAGGATGCCGCCAATCGAGAGCTCATTGGCCATGGATCACGCGCGCTCCTCGCCGCTGTAGGATTTCGAGTACAGGGCCGTGATTCTCGTTCAAGCGATTCGCGAGAAAGCGCGGCTCTCCACTCGGTCCCCAATAGACCCCGAGACCTGAGGGTCGCGGCGCACCTTTAAGCTTTTGCTCCAAATTTTCGTGCACGTATGCGGCATAGTGCTGCGAGAAACCGATTTCGACCGCGAGCGGGTCGTTTTGGGCGCGCCGGACGAAAGTGTTGGCGGCGAGAAAACCATACTCCCGAGGCACACGCAGCTTAGCCGCTTCGATGATCATATGACCAGCATCCAAGAGCCCTTCGATAGACACGCCCTCAAGCTTGGAGATGGCAGCATTGAGCCGGTCCATTGCGTCTTTCAGACTGCGTTCGGCTTCCTCACGGGCATTGGCCATCTCCGTACGCCTCCTGATAAATCGAGCGCGCCTCGTCTTCACTCATTTTACCGCCTGCGTAGGGCGTAGCAGGCTTCCGAGCTTCATATAGCCACCAGAACTCCCCGGGGTGCATACGCCAGAAGTCGCCTCGGCTCACCCACCCGTGTCCTACCGCTATCGAGTACGCCGCTTTGACCGTCTGCCCTCGCCCCGAGTCGATGCTGGAGGATCCACCTTCGCGAGGGCTTCGGCTTTTCCCAGATCTATATCCTCCGGCGGCCCCATAAGAGCTAAGAGGGCCGACATGTGACCCATGATGTCGTCGGAAGACCCTTTGACCATTGCACGGTATACGTCTTCGGGAGAGACGCGGACCCCCACTGTGCGGAGCGCCGCAGAGAAGCCTTGTGCCATCTTGGAAAAAGGTTGCGTGCCTCGCTCCGCGTACCGTATGAGCTCGTGGATGGTCAGGTGTTCTTCGACGGCCGCAATGGCTGTCATCACGCGGTCGGGCGGAATCTCGATAATGTCGCCCTTCCATTTCAACCTGGCTGGCTGGAACATGACTACTAGCTCCCTGCGACTTCTGTCCATGCGCCGTTGCTGATAAGCTCGGCGTCGAAAGTTATCGCGTCGTTATACGGGACGCCTTCGTTGTACGATTGCAGATAGAAAGTGCCTTCGAGCGTCCGCCCGGATGGCCACACGATGCTGACCGGAGCAGTACGTGCGCCGCTTGAAAAAGCCACCGCAAGCACGTCGCTCTTGGTCACGCCCGAAAGCGATACAGTGCAGCTATTCTCGCTGGCCACGGCAAGTAGTGTCTGATAGCCGTTGTCTTCGTCGCTCGTGATATTAACGGCTGGCCCGGACCGCGCGACATTTTTCGTGCGCACGCCAAGCACTTCCGCGTTATTCCAAGTGAAAAGGACGTTCCGTCCGACATCTGCCACCATGGCTAGACTCCTTGCGAGCTGCTCACCCTGAGATTGAGCGTAAACAGAAAGGCGTTGCGGTCGTCCCGCCCTAGCGGCAGGATATCCGAGGCAGCCTCGAACGACGCGTAGCGGCGCCCCGCATGCGTATACCCATACCGCACTTGCAGAAAAGCCGCAATGGCCTCCAGACGCGCGTACCCTTCGGCATAGTCGAGCGTCCGTACGCGCACCTGGAAAGTGGGACGCCGGTCAAGCTGGTCCGTGTCGGGCGCAAGCCCTCCCGTGTCGTAGACCGTAACACAACCATCCTCTGGTACATCCGGCTCGGCGCCCACATTGATCGACCACTTGGTATCGCTCGGAAATACTCCGAAGCCATTAGTGGCCAAGAGATGGGCGACAGCGACTGCGGTGCTCATCAGAGGTACGCCTTATAAAGCTGCACGTCTGCCGTAAGAGAGGGCGACGAGTCCACGCGCCGGATTTCTCGCGCGCCAGCCAAGCTACGAGGATCGAGCCCAGGACCCGTCGCCACTTCGTCCCCGAGAAACAGGTAGCCTCGCAAAAGCACGTCCGTCTGAGTGTAGACGACGGCCTCCGACGTGACTTCCTGTCCTGAGGAGCTGCGGAAAAGGACAGTCTTATTCTCCCACCTGCAACGCAAAAGCACGGGCTGCACGGCGGCAAAGCTGAGATTGCCGAAGCCGTCATTGACGCCTGGCTCCCAATAGGTGGCCACCTGGTACATGTGCCTCGTATACGGCGAGATCATATCGTCTTGAACCTCACTCGATACTTGCCGAGATTGACGAGACATCCGCTCGGATCTAGGAGCGCTGCTTGCATACCGAAGAAAGAGCTGTTAAACCCAGGTCCTAGCGTCGGCGCCGCGTAGCTATCTTGGGCGTCGCCAAGCTTGGACGATGTGATGACGCCGCTACTCCCGCGGCTCGTCTGCAAAAGATGTGCGGCGATCCACATAACGATGGCCACCTGCTGATCCTCGGGATATCCGAACACTGCGGCGCACATACCGGCGATGATCGCCGCTTGATCGATAAAGAGCACTACCGTCGCGTCCGGCAAAGTGGTAGCTGGCGGATAAACTGCTCGTACCTGCTCCACCGTAGGCTTAGCGAGGGACATTGTTCTCTTTCAGAATGGCCAAGGCTTCCTCGATGTTAGTCACCTCACGGCCGGCGAAGACTGCCGCCATCGTCAAGGATTCCTGGTCCTGAGCGGTCGGAACGCGCGGCTTCTTAGTCGTGTCGGCGTCCCCTTTGATCAGCTGCGCTCTCACCTCGGGAGCCACGTCAATCTTACGCCGCAGCCCTAGATGAGCGAGAGCTCCGGCCTCCTTGGGCGTCAATTTGATCTCCGCAACGAGCAGCATCTTGCCTCTCCCCGGCCTTCCGTAGTGACGCACGACGGGGTAGACGCGGCTTTTTCCAGACCCTTCGCGACTGATGAGTTGGTATTCGCCCTGGCGCGTGGCGCGGTCTTTGTGCTCGTATACCGGTCCTTTGACGGGCTCTCCGTCTGGCCACTCCCATCGCGTGAATTGAGCGCCTGGGCGGGTAATGATGTATGTCTCTGCGGCTGACATCGGGCTGGCTCCTGTATCTAGGCTCTCACGATTTCAGGCGGGCCTCCACTCACGAGGCCCGCCCGAGGCTTGCGATTAGGTGGGAATGGGGACGATGTGCGCGATACCTGAGCGGCCGTCGTAGTCGCTTTTGACGCGGGGTGTCCCGACCGAAAGCGTGACGAATCGCTGCTGTAGGCCACCGCGTTCCGGCCACTGGATGGTGGAGATGCCCATCGCACTCGCCCAATCGACGGTCTGGCGGTCGAGCTGTACTACTAGCACATTCTCAGTGGGCAGGAACTCAAGCGTCATGATCTCGCTGATGCCCTCGATAGCCAGCAGACGCTGGCGGATCGTACGCGTGTCGCTCGTACCTGGATTGTAATCTTCGTCCAACTTGGTGCTGTACGCCAAAGGTACCTTGAGCGCGTACGGCCCGCGACGGAAATCGTTGCGGAGCGACTTCACGGCTTCGAGCACCTGAGCGACAATATCCTGACCCGTGACGCTCGAATCGTCCCAAGATACAGGCATGTCCACGAGATTACGGTCGGGGTGCGACATATAACCCCATACGACGGACCCGTCCACGCTGATGTTCGTATTGCCTTGAATCAGCGTGATTTCTTCTGCTTCGGCCACCTTGCGACCCGAAAGACGCGACATGGACGCATCCAGGCTCTCACCTTCGCTCCGGGATGCTTCGAGCTGGCGCCAATTCAGCCGCCAATCCTTGTGGTAGACGGGCACTGGCACCTGAGTCGGATTGTACGCGACTCGATCCTCTTCGCCGACCGTGATGCCCGACATATCAACGCCGGCCTCGGTGATGTCGCTCTCGCGGTCGTATAGCGAGACCGTCTTACCGACGCTGCCGAGAGAATGCGTAAGGCCGCGCGAACGCAACGCTTCCACAGCCTGCGTGGTCGCGAAGTACGCCTCAAGTACTGTGCGGTCGATATCCACCCACTCATCATACTGTAGTGAGGCAGGGGCGTTCGTGCGATGTTTTTTCCCGTTGACGACGATGAACGAATCGCCCGTCTTGGGGTCGAAATAGGGACGCATGGCGTTGACGTTCAGCCGGCCACCGAGGCCAGGGAGTCCGCCGATCCATGTGTCCGCGAGAGATGCAGCGGAACCGATCATGAGTGATCCTCCAAAAGCAAGGTTAGATGGCGCGGGCGCGAATGCGAACGGGGGCGCCGGTCGTGTTGTTGACGGCCTCCATTGCTTGCGCAATCACATAATTGCCGCCTGCGGCAGCGAGCACCCCCGCACTGTATGTAAGAGCCGCACCTGTTGCGACATTGGCGCCTGTAGCCAGGATGCCGTAGAACTCATCGCCTGGGCGCAAGTGGTAGTAAAGTACGCGGTCGGCCGCAGCGTAAGCATCGTCGATACCTCCGCCGACGACTTCGTTCTCGCGGGCGACGAGTGTCGGAATGCGCGTAGCCGCCGAAGCACCCGAGACGGACACCACACCGTCCGCGCCGAGCGCCAGGATGTGACCTGGAGTGATCGCCCCGCCGGCCTTGGCTTCATAGGCAATCGGATCGCCGCGAAGTAGGATGGCTTTAGGGTCTGTGAGAGACGACATGTCTGCTAAGCTCCTTTGAGCATTGATGGCAGCTGGGTTACTTCGCCAAGGCGCGCTGCTTGCGGAAAGCCACGATGCCGGCGTCACCGACATACTGCGTCATGGCTTTGACATCCTCAGGCGCATCGTCGGACACCTGCACAACCGGAGTCATGCGGCCGACCGCCGTACCTCTAGGCAACCCTGAGTGAAGCTCTGAAAGCTGCTCGAAAGAAAGCCCTTTGAGGAAGGCGTCGCCAAAAGTGCTGTTGGCCTTGATGGCTTCGACCATGCTGGCGCGGCGGGCTTCATTGGCTTTACGCACCTCGGCAAGCGCTGCGCGATCTTCGGTCGAAAGGACGGGTGCTGCGCGGCAATTGACGATGCGATCAAAGTCCGCTTTGCTAAGCGTGACCATCTGCGGCCTACGGCCATTCTTCTTTGCCACCTCCTTTACGTCGTCTTCCTCCTCCTCCACATCTTCCGGATCGATCACGATGTACTGCTCGTGAACCGCGCGGAGCGTCTTGAGCGACATGGCCTCAAGGCCCGGCTGATCGTCGGGACCGAAAGGCGTATCCTCGCGAGAGATGAGGTCTGCCACCATCTGCCTCGGGTCGTCCGGGTCCGTTTCGTTAGCCTTCATCACAGCATCGATCGCTCTAGCCAGCGCCTTCATTGCTTTATTCATTTTGCTTTTGCTCCCGTGAGCATTGACTCGCACACCACATCCGTCCCGCCAGCTACACGCCCCCTCTGCACCGGGTAGCAGTGCGAGATGCTCGGGACGCAAATTGCGGTGAATCTCCGTGTACGCCCGGCCGTTGATGGTGCCGGCGACTTCCTCGGTGTCGCAAAAATAGCCGGTCGATACGTCGATTTGCTCGCCTTTCCGCAAGGCTTCGATAAGCCCTGGAAATTTCGCGCCGGCTTTCTCGATATCAATCCACGCCTCGGCTTTAAGCGCACCAGCCTCTACACGCGCGTTGAAGATCGTCCCTACGTCGTACCGGGCCACAGTCCCAGGCTCAAAGAGTGGTACGGACTCGCCATCGGAGTCGTGGGGATGATCTACCGTCACGCTCGCGCCGTTCCAAGCGTGCGGCACCATCTCATCTTCTGGTATAAGGCCGCCATTCATCACGACATCGGCCTTGGCCATGATGACCGGGACCACGAGGTACTTCCGGCCTTCCAGCATTTCGTTGCGCGCCACGCCGGAGGCGAGGCGATTCGAGGTGCGGGCGAGATGCTTGCATTTGCAATCGAGCATGATTTGCGGCCTATACACTATAAGTCTCGGTAAGTCAAGGCACGTCCGGTCGGATGCGGAAGGCGGACTCCAAGCGCACGAGCGATTTATTGATGGCAGAAAGCTCGGATTTAAGCACCGCGAGATCGGTGCTGAGCGACCGATACGCCGCGAGCTCTTGCCGGGTCTCCGACAAGGTGCGTTCCGTCATATCTACACGATATGTCAAAGCGCCATATCCGGCAGACACGGCGGCCACCTGCATGGCGACGGTAAGGGCGAGGGACACCCACCAGGATGTCGGCGCCTTCATTTGTTTTTTGCGGCTATTCCGCGAAGATACTGCTGGCACGCGCGTGCCGCGCGGGCGTTGCTGACCTCGCTTCGCCTCATCTTGTCGAGTAGAGGTCCGGCTTCCTTTCGCTTGAGGTCGCCCGTTGGCCACGGCGTCACGCCCCCACCTTTAGAGCAGGCTGCCGGGACGCTGATGGCTGGCGGGTCATTTGTAATCCCCGATTGCGCGCATGACGCCAGCGTCAATGCACACAAGGTCGCCATCAGCCACCGGCCTGCGTAGTAGACCTTCCACCGCATCCCGCACCTCTCCATTGGCTTTATCGGTCAGAAGATCGTCTGCGTCGATGGTGTCTCGGAGCCTGAGCATCCGGCGGGTATCGACCAAGGTCCGCTCAAGCTGCGCAGCCCTCACGATGGCACGCTCGCCTTGGTATAGACGCCAGCCGAAGCCGACCCCCAAAGCCGCTATGCCAAGCGCCGCCCCGGCTATGATAGACCTCTTGGCCGACAAGATCACCTGCTTAGCCCCGCTGCTGCACGTTTCGCGTTGCCTTATACACCCCGTAGGCGATTAAGGCAATACTAAGGACGGAGAGCACTCCTGTCACCCAAGGCTTGATGGCCGCGAGGTCCGCAAGAGGCCCTTTGAGGCGCTCGGCACCTTCGGCGATTGAATCGAGTGTCGAAGGCTCCGGTATGACGTACTCGGCGACCTCACTGACGCCGCCCGCGAGCGCCCCCGACGAAGTGGCGACGACCGACTTCTTTTGGAGAGCGGATCGGGGTCGGCGCACGCCCAGAAGCTTGGACTTGGTGAAGCGTTGTATCGTCACCGCGTCGCCTTGATTGCCCCCGACGCCTTCGAGCCAGGTCTTACCTACGGTCGTGACGATAAAGACGTGCCCTGTCACTCCGTCGTTCGTCGCTCCCCGCCATGTCACGGCTACGTCTCCTGGACGGATGGCGTCCCATGCTCCGGCCGTGACCGTCCCTTTGCCATTGAGACTGCACACCTCGGTTCCCCACTTAAGGAAAGATCTGGCCATCGCCGATCCCGTGCCGCTGATGCCAGCTTCGTATAAGACATGGTTGATGTAGATAGCGCACCAAGCGACAGACTTCGTGTTCGGCTTCCTACCGAACATCTTGCCGTCCGGGTCGGTCGCCAGGAAAAAATGCTGCACAACCGGGTTCGGTTTACCGTTAGGCAGAGTCTCCCGTACGCCAAGATGGGCAAGCGCGATCTGCAAGTGCTTCGGATCGTGCGCCGAAGGAGTGTATGTATTTGCCGGCCGGGTCCCGCCACTAGCCACGATCAAGCCCTCCTTTTATATAATCCCACGCATCCCCGCTGGCCATCTCATCGATCGTCCATTGAGCATAGGCCAAGTCGTGCGCCCATTGCGTCCGGTCGTGTGCGGTCGGCGCCTTTACCGGATCGTGATCCGTGACCGGATATGCCATGGTACCTCGGTCGAGTGTGACCGTCGGTACGCCGTCTAGCACCGACTCCACCGCACTATTGCTATTGTATGCGACGACCCAAGCTGCGTCGGCGAGCGCATCTTCCCAAGGGCGCGTCTCGTAATAGGCCCGGCGTGCGTCGGCCAGTCTCCGGGACATCCGGACGGAAGGAGTCGGGTCTTTAAGATGCCGGCGCACGCGCGCTTCGAGACGCGCCGCCTTTAGCGCCTGGACGACGCGAAAAGCCCATTGATGCGTATCCATGCCGCGAAGGGATGCGTCTCCGGGCACCTGCCCCATGACGAGCACATATTTGCCCCGCGCTTCTCGCCAAGGCTTCATGCGGTCTGCAAAATATCTCCCCCAGCGATCACCAGGCATACCTTCGGGGCGCCACGCCAGTCCATTGAGCCCGTCCCACCCGACGCTGGTGAAGTGAAACCTATCTCCAACGTAGCCGCGCTCAAGAATGAGACTTCTGCTGGCCGCGGTGCGAATGGCCGCTTTTTTCACGCCCCACATGACAGCTACGTCGCAGCGCTCCGCATCCTTCACAAGACGCATCTCCACATTTACGCCGTGACGGCGCATGCCGTCCACCATGGCCATCACTTCGCTATTGACGCCCTCCCGCACACTGCGTTTGGTATATGCGTGGATCACCATAGGACACCAATGCCTCCGCCCGTCTCAGGGTGCAGGAACTCCTTCCGATGGTTCGCCAAGGGGGCGATCTCCTGCCATAGTCGGATGACCCCTGGTTGCTCCCTGCCGTCCGGCTTGATATCGTGGAAGGCGACATACTTACCGAGAGGACCGTAGCTCACCCAATCCGCTTTGACACCTTCGTAGCTGTGGTCTCCGTCAATGAAGACGAGATCGAAAGGTCCGCGCAGCCGGGCCCAAGAGACCATCGCGCTGTCGCGGCTGTTTCCGAAGGCTACACCTCCGCACTTATCCCCTANTCCCTCGGCTGCCCTGAGCAAGTGGCGATTGTATTTCTTGTGAGGCAGGTCGATGGCGTACGCCTTACCTCCCGCCGGCAGCGCGCTCCCGAGGTAGTGGTACGTATCCCCCCACCGGCACCCAATCTCAAGATAAGTACGCACGTCACGCTCCCGCATAAAAGAGCGTAGGGCGCCGATCTCACTTGGCCACTGAGGCCAGTGCTTGCCGCTGTAGCTGCCGGGCGATTTCATCGAAATTTCTCCTTGGGAAACATCTCAGGTCCGTCACTCGGCTCGCATTGATGACGACGGCGCCTTCCGTCCGTAGCTCGCGGGCCATCTCTTGTAGCGCCGGACGTGAGTGCTTGTCGAGGTGCCCTGTCGGATTAGTGAAGCGGTGGGCATCGTGCCAATTGCCGGCGCCTCCGTCGAAGCCTAGCAATATGATAGGTGAGCACCCGAGCAGCCAGGCCAGGTTAATGGCGCACGCACCTCCGCACCATCCGGCGACAGCACCCGGACGTCTGCTCAGGTATACCGGAGGCATGACACGCTGCACATACTCCACACGACTGTGCGGGCCGGGGTCG